GTACTACAAGGTACTACAGGGTACTACAGGTACTACATGAGTAATCATACTCCTACCACAGTATTATGCAAGCGATTTTTCATATTATTTGCAGTCTGCCGTATAGGTGACGCTCCAGGTAACGATAGTTTGATGAGGACTCAGGGCAGGGCAAGCTGGCGGTCAGGGCAAGCTGACGGCCAGGGCAGACGGCAGGGCAGACGGCAGGGCAGACGGCAGGGCAAGCTGACGGCCAGGGCAAGCTGGCGGTCAGGGCAAGCTGACGGTCAGGGCAAGCTGACGGTCAGGGCAAGCTGACGGTCATGGCCAGACGGCATATCTTTTATATTGTTAATGGTTCGCTGCGCTTTCCCAACCCCCTTAAAAAAATTTTTAGATTTTCCAAACTTTCCAATACCCAGACCAAACTTTCCAATACCCAGACCAAACTTTCCAACACAAACACAAACCCAATATCGCTCTCTAACACACGGATTGCTGTACTCCCTGGTCATGATCACAATCAAAATAAAAACCACGCACAAAATCTGTTAAACTACACACTCATTCAAGGAGGAGTAAGATGACCGTAAGAGAACTCATAAAATCAGTAGCACCCCTGGCAAGACACTTAAAAGTGTCCTCTGGAGCGGTGTACAAATGGATCAGAGTAGATAGAATCCCTGCTCATCACCTAATAAAGATAGCGAAATATTACGGACTTGACGTTCTTTCTCTACAGCCCCTGACAGGTTCAGAACTGAATAACAAGGTTACAGTAGTGAAAAAACCAAGATCGGTATTAAAAGCAGCCCTGGATGTGTACGTAGGAGTTATTACGGTAGATAAAGCAGTAGAATCCACAGGAGTTACCCGTAAATCAATAGATAGCATCTTGCGGTATTGGAAGGATGAGTTACCTACCCTGTACACTACACTTGAGCAACTAGACCAAGGTAGGATAAACCTAGAAACAGCTTGTACAAGGCTGACAGTAACAAAGTATACAATGCACGGAATCAGAAGTAAGTATGGATACGCCCCTGGACCAATTCAGAAAAAGGTATGACATGGAAAACTTACTGTTTGGAGAAGTAACCAGTTCCTATAAGTGTTTTAAAAGAATAAACGACCTATCAGATATTCCTGATACAGGGGATTTAACGGTATATCTATCTGGAGATTGGGAATCAAACAAATTGTGGCCCGAAGTACAATCAGTTATAAGGAAAAGAGCCAATTTGTTTAGAGTAAGAGTTATAGTATTGGAAGACTTACTATGAAAACAATAGTATTTGGAGGTACAAGAGAGCAGGAAGGCCTGTACAGAATAGCGAATTGCTTATTTGAAGTAGTAGAGACAGGAGAATTGACAGATTGCGATGTACACTTAGTAGGCACATACAAGAAAAACCCTAAATGGTCACAATTCCATGAGCAGATAAGAAAAGCAATACTAAACCCTTCCTCTAACGTATCAATTTACATTAAAGAGTGGAATTACGGATGATTGACGAGTCTAAACTAGCAAAGTTAAAAGCTCCAGAGTCTAGGGCATTGAGCCTGGAGGATCAACTAAAGGCCATGCCAGAACAACAACTACAGCAATTGTTGAGATTAGTGGAGAGCTTACTTCCACAGCCAGGGCCTAGAGCAGTTAAGGAACTAAATCTGGAAAGTGAGCTAATGGAGCAATACGAAAAAACAAAAAGACTCATGGACACCTGCCTGTTAGATACAGAAGTAGCAGTAAATCAAAAAGCACAAGTAGCAAACACGCTAGTAGCCACACTAGGACAATTGGTGAAGTTACAAGATGACCTGAGACTGCAGCAAACCCTGAACCTAATGGAGTCAACTCTCATAGATGTGATCAAATCTCAACCTGATCCGTTTAAGGAAGAGTTTTTTGAAGAGTATGAGTTGAAGGCTAGAAAAGCTGGGTTGATGGAATAACCTAATATGAACAAAATTCAGGAAGTTACATTTAAAAATCACCTATTAAGATTAAGGGCGGGGGCTTCACAAGCCACAGCCTTAACAGAGGTATCTAAATGGATTAGTAGTAACACGACCATTAATGGTCGGAATTTCTCCTATAAGAATCATGAGTATCAACCACGTATATTAGACAGTACGGCTAGGGAATGTGTCATTAGAAAGTGTAGTCAGGTAGGCATATCAGAGCTAGCGATTAGAAAAGCCCTTGCTATGTGCGGAATGATTAAAGAGTTCACAGTAGTATATACGCTACCTACAGCTACACTAGCATCGGTCCTTGTTAGAACCCGCGTAAATCCAGTAATTGAGGAATCAGCATATCTTAAAGGGATGTTGACAGGGACAGATAGTGTTGAAGTGAAACAATTTGGGGCGGGGTCATTTCTATATATGAAAGGTGCAGCATCCAGTAATGCACCTATTAGTATACCAACTGACTTCCTAGTACACGATGAGTTGGATTTTAGTGATCCATTAGTAATTAGTCAATACCAGTCTCGATTAACTCATTCGCTTTATAAGATGAGATTGAAGTTGTCCACACCCACTATACCAGGAAAGGGGATTGATAGTGCATTCATGCAGTCTAAGAGGCATTTTAATTTTACTAAGTGTAATCATTGCAATCATTACTTTATCCCTGATTACTATGATCATGTAAAAATCCCTGGATATTCTGGAGACTTGAGAGACATCACCAAGACAAGAATACATACCATAAATCATACAGAGGCTTATGTAGAATGCCCTAAATGTGGCAAGAAGCCTAATCTAGCCCCTAAATATAGGGAGTGGGTGTGTGAGAATAAGGATGAGAATCATGTAGCGGATGGGTTTCAAGTAAGTCCGTTTGACTGTCCGAACCTTATTACCCCAAGCTACCTGATAGAAGCAAGCACGTCCTATACAAATATAGGAGAATTCATTAACTTTAACCTTGGATTACCTCACTTCTCTAGGGAGTCAGTACTCTCCCCTGATGAAGTACAAGGAGTGATTGTAAATAGTTACCATGAAGGATCAGCTTTTACAGTAATGGGAGTGGACCTGGGCAAGACCTGCCATATTACTATAGCAAGGTGTTCTTTCGACGGGGCTATGCAAGTGGTCCATATTGAGGAAGTACCATTAGCACAGCTTAAGATACGATATAGGGAGCTAAGGGCGCAGTATAGGGTAAGAGCAGCAGTTATAGACTCATTACCATATACAGATATGGTAATGGCACTACAAGCTGAGGATATGAACCTATGGGCGTGTGTATACACAGAGTCTAGCGGAGTACATTTATACACAGTGCACAAGGCAGATCAAGCCCCTGAGAGTGGTACTCAAGAAATGAGACAACTTAATGTATCAAAAGATAGAACATTTGACGCTCTGATGGATTTTATTCGATCAGGAGATTTTTCTAAGGTAAGCTGTCAGCTAGACTCAGTATTCGTAAGTCACTGTACAGATATGAGAAGGGTAAAGGATTGGAGTACTAAACAGCAAGCTATGAAGTTCAAGTGGGTTAAATCTGAACAAGGTGAGGACCACTTCTGGTACTCTACCAGTTATGCCTACCTTGCTAAATTCATGATAGGTACAGTTACAGGGGCAGGGGGTGGTACGTTACCGATGATTCATAGCTTTAAAGTAAAACAAGTTGCAGAAGCTAACTGATATAACTAGAAGAGTACCTTAATGTAAGCAGTATAGGTCATAATAGTAAGCAGTGTAGTACTATTTGACAGCTTACTCTTGTTACCTAAATAAGGATAAGGTAAAATAAAATGAATCATGGATTAAGGTTCTACAGTGTTTAATAGTTTAGACAGCCTTATCGAATTCTTTGGGGCAACCCAATTGCCAGCAGTAGCACCGCCCAAGGTGCGCCCTGGCTCTCAGACATGGCCTAGTTATCTCAAAACCACGACTCCATCTAGCGCCACCCTGATAAAGCAAGATAGACGCCTTGCTAGCACGGATACGACTACTCTGCGCAACGGTCAAGATACTTGGTCGATTATTCGGTCTTTCGTAGCTGCATCCCCTGACCTATCCGCTGCTGTGTGGGCGTATGTGAGGCTGGGACTTCCACAGAAATTCATGGCAGTAGCCAAAAACCCAGACAATACCTTTAATAGAGAAGCAACCCTGCTCATTCAGCAACTAATTACTCGATTCAATCTTCTCCCTGATTATGCTACGGATGGGTTTACAGGACCACAGTCTATTCGAGCTACTAGCGAATCCCTAGCTCGTGAGCTAATCCATTATGGTAGTGCGGCTGGAGAAGTGGTCCTGGGCAAAGATAGACTTCCAAAAAGAATTCAACCCATTAGTACTACACAAGTAAAATTTGTAGCATCACCTGATAAGACTCTAGTTCCGTGGCAGTACATTGGCAGTGAAAAAATCTCATTAGATTACCCGACATTTATTTATGTTGTACTAGATCAAGACCTTCTTGAGGCTTATAGTGCTAGTCCTATCGAGAGTGCGATTAAACCAGTAATCTACTCTGAACAATTTGCGAATGACATTACTAGAATTGTAGGAAAAGTAATTCATCCAAGACAGAAGGTAAAGATCAACGAGGCTCAGGTAAGAAAGTTTCTTACCCCTGAAGCCCAAGTAGATAACCAATTAGCAGTACAAGAACTGAATGCAATCACTTCATCTATAGAAACAAAGATCAACTCTCTATCCCCTGAAGATGCCCTGGTTTATCTAGATTCATTGGAATTTGAAGTAGAAAACGCTAGTAATGCCGGATTGTCTGCAGAATACACAGTTCTACAGGATATGGCGAATGCTAGGCTAAGTACAGGTAGTAAGACGAATGGGACCGTACTTGGCTTTGCATCTGGATCAAGTAATATCGCATCCAGCGAAATCATGCTGTTCATGCGCTCATGCACGGGAGCGGTAAAAGCACCTATTGAGGAGTTCTGGAGTAGAGCACTTACACTTTCTGCAAGACTATTTGGGTTTGATGTGGTCGTGGAGTTCACATTTGACCCGATTGATCTAAGGCCAGATAATGAACTGCTCGCATTTAAACAAACTAAGCAGATGATTGTCTTAGAACAACTAAGCTTAGGGTTGATCTCAGATGATGAAGCGTGCCTGCAACTGACAGGTTCACTTGCTCCTCCTGGTATGAAACCGCTATCAGGTACGATGTTTAAGCAGCCTAATGCCCAAGTTTCAACCAGTAATCCGACTAATAACGGGAGCACGCTGAATCAAAACTTAGCACCGACCACACCTACTACTGGTCGTGGTCAAAATAGAAAAGCAGAATCCAACCATAACGTAGAAGCGTAGTAATTGCGAATGCTAACTCAATAAAAATACCAGAGGCTATAATGGACCAAACAATTATAAATGCAATAATAGGTGGATTTGGAGCAGCCCTAGCTTTTATTCTTAGAGTAGTATGGGAAGGTTTAAGAGAGTTGCAGAAGGCAGATGTAGAGCTTGCCTCTAAGTTAAGTGAAGTGCAGTTGCTGGTAGCAGGAAACTACGTTAAGAGAGAAGACCTCGAATCAAGCGTGAAGGCATTGTTTGCAAAGCTTGATAAGATCGAGGATAAGCTAGACAAGAAAGCAGACAGGCTTTAGTAAAATCTTATTATCTGGAGTAATCCATGTACATAGACAATAAGCAAAGTAGTTTTGATGTAGCAGCTTATTTCAAAGGTTTGTTAGGGTCTGTGGTAAGATTTGGTGAGTCAGCAATACATGGAAAATCTGCAAAGAGTAATCAGTATGCTGGTTGGGGTATAAACTATATGGGCCAAGGTAAGGACCCAAACACTAGGAAATCATAATGGCACTTGTACGTGGACAACCTCAATTCAATATTGAGACAAATGATAAGAGAAGTATCGGCTATGAGGCTGGCAGTAGACGGGTAGCGATTGCCAGTGTGGACACGATTGGGGCTATCCAAGCTGAGCTAAGCTCCTCCGTGGATGCCTCTAGATCAGCCACGCTGGATGATGTGGGTGATCTCCTAGTATGTAACTCGTCTAGTGCCATTGTAATTACCATTAACTCTGATGCTACAGTAGGGTGGAGCGGGGCAGCATCCATTGTGCAATACAGGGATGGAACCGGAGCAGTTACATTTGCAGCCGGATCAGGAGTCACTATTCGAGGTGATCTCTCCACCCCTGCACAGTACGGATTCAAAGGTATTTGCAGAATCCCTACAAAGTCTAATGAATGGGCGGTGTTCTAATGAATCCGTGGTTGTGTAATTTACTTTTTAACAACTCAGGGGGAGTAAGTCTACCTACCACAGGGCAGACATTTTACGCATCCCTGAAAAACTCGCTAGTACCCGAAGTGGGAACAGGTGGACCAACGTGGTCACGTGCTACAGCGGCATGGAGGTTCAACGACATTGGTTTGCTGCGTCAAATTCCTAGCGGGTGTGCGGAGTTTGGCGGGGCGCGGTTGGTGACTAATTTAGTCGCGGCATCTGAAGACGTATCGACCGCAGCTTGGACTAAAAGTAATTGCACAGCACCAACGGCTAATTCTGTTGTTTGCGGGAATAGCACCAGCCTTCAAAGATTTTTTTCCGCAGCATACTCTGCGGTAGCCGGACAGGTGATATTCCATAGGGTCCGGTTTAGCTACGTCGACATTCAATTTGTCCAAATTAGAAGCTCAGGCAGCCATAGTAACGGGTGCGCCAATTTCGATTTGGTAAATGGACTTAGCAGAACAATCGGTGCTGCCAGTGCATCTGGCGTTATTCAAGTCAGCCCAGGAGTATATGACTGCTGGGTGAAAATAAACATCCAAACATCGGCCTCAGCAGCCTTGGTGCTGATTAGCTTTGCTTCAAGCCTTGATTCTAAGTTTGATGCGACATTTGTTGGAGACGGCATAAAATCTGTTGGCGTGACGAGGTTATTTTCCTGCGATGTCACCGGCAGAGACGCATCCTACATCCCGGAATATGTGTCAGTCGGAGTGCTATCTGCTCCCTATCACGGAGCGGGCGCAGACGGTTGCAAATATTTCGCAACAGACTGGCAAGGTGCTCCAATCCCTGTTGCGAATTTGACTCGTCTGCGCAAAGAGTCGTCGGCGACGAACGCATTGCTGTGGTCTCGCGATCTGAGTAATGCGGCGTGGTCAACG